TGCGTGTGATGTGGTTAAGCAAGGGTATTACTGGAACGGTGTACCCATAAGGAATAAGTGTCAGTTTAGTTTTTATTGTGACGGTAAATCAGACGACCCAAAGAACAAACAGGCATGGTTTAACGCGTTGTACATCGCCCACTTGAGCGGTTTTGTACCTGATATTACAGACGGTGCAACTCATTACCATAGTACAAAGGTGTTCCCTGAGTGGGCTTACACTGGAGAAGTTACAACCAAGATACACCGGCATGTTTTTTATATTGGGGTTAATTAATGTACGAATACGACTGTAAGATCGTTCGTGTTGTTTTTGGAGATACATTAGATGTTGATATTGATCTTGGCTTTGATACTTGGCGCTGCAACCAGCGCATATATCTTTATGGTATTGATATTCCAGAGTGCTGCGCGAGAGATGCAGAAGAGAAATCTGCCAAATTCTTGGCAAAGGAGTTTGTCGAGGAGACACTGCACGTCGGAGGAACGTACAAACTAATTATCCGAGAGAAAGACGAGTTCGGATACTTCGGTGTTATAATGTTGAGCGACAAAACTTCAGTTAACGCCGCACTAGTAAGTGAACACTTAGCTGTACCGCACTACGGGCAAAGCAAACAAGAAATAGAAGATGCGCACGTGGCTAACTATGAAATTCTAAAAGAGAAAGGTCTCCTATGACAGCTTGGTCTTACAGCAGTTTAAACACGTTCAAACAATGTCCCAAGAAATACTACCATTTACGAATCATCAAGGATGTTAAAGACCAAGGCAGCACAGCTACTGTATACGGGCAAGAAGTGCATAGGGTAGCGGAAGAATTTATACGGGACGGGGTACAGGTACCTAAAAAGTACGCATTTATAAACGGCGTATTAGATGCACTAAACAAAATAGAAGGCGAGAAACTTTGCGAATTAAAGTTGGGCGTCGCTAAAACTGAGGACGGGTACGAACCTGTAGATTTCTTTGCCGATAATGTGTGGTGGCGTGGTATAGCAGACCTCGTAATAATAAACGGAGATACCGCACATTCTATAGACTACAAGACAAGCAAGAATGCGAAGTACGCGGATACTAAGCAGCTAGACGCTGTAGCTGCCGGGCTGTTCACCCACTTCCCAGAGCTTAAGAAAATTAAATCCGCTCTAGCCTTTGTGGTTAGTAAAGAGTTTATACAGAAAGAACACGTAGTAGAAAAGAAGGAAGAGTACTTTGGTGCATTTGAACCGGACCTAGAACGGCTAGAAGTAGCACAGGAGTCTGGTGTATGGAATGCAATTAGCGGCCCTCTGTGTGGATGGTGTCCGGTAACTAAGTGTGAACACAACAGGAAACGATGATATGGCTAAGCAAAGAGATTACAAAGCCGAGTACGCTAAGTACCAAGGCACCGAAGAGCAAAAGAAAAAACGCGCTGAGCGCAACGCTGCCCGCCGCAAAGCTGAGCGAGAAGGTAAAGTAAGTAAAGGTGACGGCAAGGACGTAGCGCATAAGAAGGCTATGGACAAGGGTGGTAAAAACTCTGACGGCACTAAGGTAGAGACAGCGAGCCGCAACCGTTCCTTCAAGCGAGATTCCAAGGGCAACCTTGTATCTGAAACCAGTAAGCGTGAGCGCAAGAAGACGTCTAAAGCATGAGAATAGTTAAAGATAAGGCGCTAGTTCTCAAGACTCGGCGCCCAGAGTTAGTCACGGATAAAATAAAGAACTGCAAACGAGTCGGTGAAAAGGACGGTTTTGTAGAGCTAGCGGTTAAGTGGGAGTATGAAGAAGCTTCTGCTCTTGCTGAGTTAGGCGCTAAAGAAGTGCCGTCTCCTATGCTTAGAGACTACGAATGGACTGGCAAGCTAACGCCCTTTGACCACCAGAAAGAAACCGCATCATTCCTAAGCCTGTACAAGAAAGCGTTCTGTTTTAACGAGGCAGGTACGGGAAAGACGGCATCGGTTATCTGGGCAGTAGACTACCTCATGAAACTGGGCTTGGTGAAGCGCGTGCTTGTCGTGTGCCCGCTTTCTATTATGAAGTCCGCTTGGCAAGAAGACTTATTTAAGTTCGCCATGCACCGTAGTTGTTCAGTTGCACATGGCTCCGCTACTACAAGAGAGAAGATAATCAACGCCGGTTCTGAGTTTGTCGTAATAAACTTCGACGGCGTTGCCGTGGTGAAAGACACGATCTTGCGAGGCAACTTCGATCTCATCGTAGTGGACGAGGCTAACGCATACAAGAACTCGCAAACCAATAGATGGAAAGTAATGCGGGATTTGTGTAAAGGAATTGACAGGTTGTGGATGCTAACTGGTACACCGGCAGCGCAATCTCCTCTAGATGCCTACGGCTTAGCTAAGTTAGTAAGCCCACACCGAGTACCTAAGTATTACACTCCCTACCGTGATGCAGTCATGTATAAGGTGGCGCAGCACATCTGGCGTCCTAAGCCTAATGCGGACAAGATTGTGCATAAAGTATTGCAGCCTGCAATTAGGTTTGAGAAAGATCAGTGCCTAGACTTGCCGTCTGTTGTTTCTGTAGAAAGAGAAGCCCCGCTTACTGCGCAGCAAGAAAAGTATTATAAACTCCTTAAAAAACAAATGACTATGCAGGCAGCAGGTGAGCAGATAACTTCTGTAAACGCCGCTACTAACTTAAATAAGTTGCTGCAAATATCAGGAGGTGCGGTCTACTCGGACGATAGAGAAGTTGTGCAGTTCGATGTGAAGAATAGACTTAATGTAGTACTTGAGGTTATCAACGAAGCTCCGCATAAAGTATTGGTTTTTGTTCCTTTTACGCACACGATAGATTTGCTAAAGGACTTTCTAAACAAGAACAAAATACCGTCGGAAATCATCTCGGGTAAGGTTACGTTAAACAACCGCAGTAAAATTTTCAAAGACTTCCAAACCAAAGCTGACCCGCAAGTACTTATCATACAACCACAAGCTGCATCGCACGGACTTACCCTGACAGCGGCGGATACTATAATTTGGTACGCCCCTGTAACTAGCGTAGAAACTTACTTGCAAGCCAATGCCCGTATAGACAGGCCGGGGCAAAAGCACAGTATGACCATCGTGCACATACAAGGTAGTGAGGTTGAGGCTAGGCTGTACGCGATGCTGAAAAACAATGTTCTTAACCACAACAAGATTGTAGAACTTTATAGAAAAGAAATAGAATAACTGTTGACATTGTCTATCCAAATGGTATTCTCTCTATCCCCCTTATTGGAAGGAAGGAGCAATGGAAGACAAAACAGCAGGAAAGATGGTGGCAGCGTACATAAAACTACGCGAAGCCATCCAAGCAAAAGAAGACGAGATAAAAGCACTAAAAGAAAAACAGGCACTCGTTAGTGCCAGCATGCTAGACCTATGTTCCAAGGAAGATATAGATAGCATAAAGACTCCCTTTGGTACGCTGACCCGCAGGGTTTATTCCTCCTACTGGACTAGCGATTGGGACCAAATGTATAAGTTCATCGCAGAAAACGATGCTTATCATCTACTAGAGAAACGAATTCATAACGCCCACATGAAAGAGTTTCTCGAAGAAAACCCCGACGCACTGCCTATCGGACTGCAATCAGACCGTAAGTATGCTGTCTCTATACGTAAACCAACTAAGAAATAGGAAATCTTATAATGAGTAACAATGTTTCAATTTTTACAGGACAAACCGGCGTGTCTACAGAGCGCCGCCAAAGCGCCTTGGCACAAAAGCTTGCCACTACTTCTACAGTAAGCAACCGCCGCATTCAGGCTAACATCAACGGCACGTTTAAGAAGATGGTTAACGGAGAGCAAGTTGGTAACGCTATCCGAGGTGAGTTCAATGCTATTGTTGTTGGCATGCTGACTAATGTCTCTCGCATCTACTACAAGGAAAAGTTCGACCCCAACAAAGAAGCTACGCTACCTAACTGCTGGTCAAACAACGGCGACAAGCCTGAAGCAGGTGCATCCGACCCACAGCATGGTAACTGCGCAGACTGCCCTAGAAACATAAAAGGCTCGGGTGATAATGGCGGTAAAGCTTGTCGCTACCAACGCCGAGTTTCTCTAATGCTTGAGGGTGATGAGTCTGGCACAGTGTACCAGTTTAACATCCCAGCAAAATCTCTGTTCGGTAAAGGCACTGGCAACATCCACCCTTTCGAAAGCTACGTTAAGTTCCTCGTAAATAACGGCATGTCACCTGACCTCGTTGTAACTAACATAAGCTTCGACAGCAACGCAGAAACTATGGAGCTAGTATTCTCTCCAGTACGCGAGGTCAGCGATGCAGAATATGCGCTAGTTTTGGCGGCACAAGAACGCCCTGAGACCGAGATGTACACTAAGCTCACTGCTGCGCAGACTGATGGAGTAAGCAAAACTCCAAAGCTTGATAAGCCTGCACCTGTAGTCACGCGTTCCGAAGAACCTGAAGAGGAAGAAGTAGCGGAGCCAGTAAAGCGTACTAAGAAGAAGGAAGAAGAAACTCCTGCGGCTGAAAGCGAAGACCCGCTAGCATCTATTATTGACGAGTGGGGGAGTGAAGACGCCTAATGAGTTACGGATATAGCCTAAAACTTATGGAGTTAAATAAGGCTGCCGACAAAAAGCTTCTTGGCGTTTACTTTGGCGCGGTGTGCATCAAACACGATGTGCCCGTTGCCGAAGTGGCTAAGAAATTAGATGTCAGCCGTCAAGCCGTCTATAACTGGTTTGCAGGAGTTTCCAATCCTAAAGCCCCAGTAGCAATGAAGATAGAAAAATTCATAGCAAAGTTGGAGCAGTAGCCTAATGGAAAACGCAGACCTCATAGACCTAGTACGCCCTGCGGGTGGGTGGTACGGTTTTCTTGCGGTCAAAGATAAGACTACAACGCGTCAGTTTATGGTGGAAACCAGAGAGGAACTAGACGCCGAGATAGAAAAATATGTAGCAGATAGATGGTGCGTATTCTTTGCTTTGGCAAAGTTTGAAAACGGTAAGAGCCGTACACAAGATAACGTCGAGTCTCTCAAGTCATATTGGGTAGACATAGACTGTGGACCAAACAAGTCCTTTGCGGACGAAAAAACTGGCAGGCCAAGTGGGTACGAAACACAACAAGACGGACTAGTAGCACTACGTAAGTTTTGTTTAGACGTCGGACTACCGAAGCCAATGCTGGTTAACTCGGGTAACGGGCTGCACGCTTATTGGCCTTTGGCTGAGGATGTGCCTAGGGATGAGTGGACACTGGTAGCTAAAAGACTTAGGCAGCTCTGCATAGATAAAGAGTTCTATATAGACACTAAGGTATTTGAGTCTGCTAGGGTGTTACGTCCACTCAACTCTTTTAACTTTAAAGGAGACGCTGACGGGGTAGAGCCAAAGCCGGTTAAGCTTATAAGCGTAGTAGACCCCATTCCCTTCGGTGTTATCCGAGATATTGTAGGGGTATCGCAAGGGGAAACAGTAAAGCCTAGGCGACCTATGTCTGCCATGGGCAAAGCGTTAATGCAAAACAACGACTCCGTGTTCTCTAAGATCATGCAGTTAACTGGTAAAGGAGAAGGGTGCAATCAACTCGCAGCCTGCTACACCGACAGGGCTACCCTCGCAGAACCGCGTTGGTTCGATGCCCTATCCATTGCTAAGTTTTGTTCTGACCGAGACACGGCGATACACAAGCTGTCTGAAGGGCACCCAGACTACGACTATGCGCTAGTAGAGAAAAAAGTACTGGGCATAAAAGGCCCACACAGTTGTGTCGAGTTTGAGATAAATAACCCCGGCGGGTGTGAGGGTTGCCCGCACAGAGAAAAGATTAAGAGTCCTATATCTCTGGGTCGTGTCATTGCTAGAGCCAAAAGCTCTACGGTCACGGTTGCTGTAGAAGGCGAACTGGTAGAAGAGCACAAGATACCTACTCTCCCTGATGGTTACTTCCGAGGTGCTAACGGGGGTATATACAAAGAAGGAGAAAACGGCGACGACGAAGACGAAGCTTCTAAACCTAAGCTCGTATACGACAATGATTTGTACGTAGTTAAGCTTATGGAAGACCCTATAATTGGGTTCGTCGCAGTGCTCAAGCACCACTTACCAAAAGACGGTGTAAAGGAATTTGTAGTATCTAACACAAAGCTTACCGAGCGTGGTGAGCTGCGTAAAGAACTAGCTAAGTACGGCGTAGTCGGCAACGAGACTCGTCATAAGTATATAACGGAGTACTTGTTGGCTTTTATTAGAGAGCTTCAACATGTGAACAAGGCACAGATTATGAGATCGCAATTTGGATGGGCTGATAACGACAGCGTATTTATTGTAGGCGACAGGGAAATAAAAGCTACGGATACTTACCATAGCCCCCCTGCTAGCGCCATTGCTAATATGGTTCCTTACTTCCAGCCGAAAGGCTCATTGGAAAGGTGGAAAGAAGTTTTCGAGCTGTATAGTAGGGAAGGACTCGAAGTGCAGGCGTTTGGTGCACTGTCTGGTTTTGGTGCCCCACTACTAAAGTTTACTGGGCAAAAGGGTGCGGTAATAAACTTTATCCACTCCGACTCAGGCACGGGCAAGACAACAATCTTGCGTATGGCTAATAGCATATTTGGTGATCCTGAAATGCTGCTTGGCACGCCTGACGATACCGATGTCGGAAAGATATTGAAGATTGGTTTCTTGAATAACATAGTTAACACCATGGACGAGATAACCAACATGAGTCCGGCTGACGCATCAAGAACGCTGTATGCTTACTCACAAGGTAGGGGTAAAGATAAAGCAAAGGCTAGTGCAAACGAGCTTCGGGAGAACAGCATAACGTGGAGGACAATCTCCATAGCAAGTTCTAATGCGTCGTTCTACGAAAAGCTTGGCGTACTTAAAAATAACCCTGATGGCGAGATGATGCGTCTACTAGAATTTAAAGTTCCTTACACGGCAGAACCTATTATCTCTACTCAAGAAGGAAAGGACATACTAGATCACATGTTGAATAGTAACTACGGAGTAGCTGGGGAAGTTTATATGCAGTATGTAATAGGCAACCTAGAAGAAGTAAAGGACCTTATATTTAAGGTGCAAGCTAAAATTGATAAAGAGCTTCGCCTTAGTCAGAGGGAACGTAACTGGTCTGCTGTACTAGCGGTAAACATTGCAGGGGGGCACATAGCTAAAAGGTTAGGTTTGTTAGAAGGGTGGAACATTGGAAAAATCTACAGCGAAATATCAAAGCACGTACTTGAGATGCGCAAGGATACA